TTTTGTGAGAAACTGTTTTAAGGCCTCTATTGTGCGTTTTAAGGCATTATCTACTCTCTGTGGTATGCTATATTGTCTTTTTAGAGATAATCTAATTACATAAAAGTCAGTAGGTTACAGAGGTCTTTTTTACTTAGTCAAAACAGCTAAAAGGGAACAGAATAGTTTTTTCACTACTATTTAATAACGAAAAGAGTAAATTAATTAATTCATTTTAAAAAATGTCAATAACAAAACTAGGAAAGATTAAAGCTCTGCTCGGAATGGAGGTAGCTTTAATGGCTGAGGCCAATTTAAAAGATGGAACGCTAATAGGCACAGATGCTGAAGAGTGGACAGTAGGTGTTTTAGCCTATGTAGTAACTGAGGAAGGAGATAAGATGCCTTTACCAACTGGAGAGTTCGAGCTTGAGGATGGTAGAGTTATGGTTATTGAAGATGGTCAAGTGACTGAAATCAGAGATGCCGAAGTGATTGAGGAGGAAGTAATAGAGGAGGAAGCTATAGAGGCTTCTGTATCTAAAAAAGAGCTTATCGCAGTTCTTGAGGAGTTGAGTAAAGACTTCGATTTAAAAATGGAGAATTTAGCGAAAGAGCTTTCTGGATCTTTAAAGAACTTTTCAGCAGCTAACCCAGTTCACAAAAAAAGTATTAATCAAGTGCAAAAAGTAGAATTTGCTAAACCTTTAGCTGAGATGAACGCAGCAGAGAGAGCAATGTCTATCTTTTCCAAATCTTCAAAAAACTAAAAAAATGTCTAAAAAGTATAATTTCGGAGAATCTATCACCAGCTCTTACGAAGGTGAATTAGCTCAAGCCTATATCTCAGCAGCTCTTCTAAGTGGTAAAACACTTTCAGAAGGTCTGATCCAGATAAAAGAAAATGTAAAGTATAAAGGAGTTTTAAAAACTCTATCATCTACTGGATTAATTACAGCACAAGCGTGTGATTTTCTAGATGCTGGTACTGTTACTTTAGCAGAAAGAGTAATTGAGCCTCAGAACCTACAAGTAAACCTTGAGCTTTGTAAGCAGCCTTTCAGAGAAGATTGGGAAGCAATGCAAACTGGAGGTTTGAGAGTAGATGCAGTTCTTCCTCCAAACTTTGAAACTTACCTTTTACTACACGTAGCTGGAAAGATTGGACAAGATGTCGAGAATAACATTTGGCAAGGAGATAAAACTGGAGCTGGAACTTTTGCTAGTTTCGATGGTTTATTTACTCAGTCACAAGTTGGAACTTTTGTACCAGCAGCTCAGAAAATAGTTAACGCTAAAGACCCAATGCTTACAGCAGATATTATTGATGTCTTAGAATTAATAAAAGCTCAAATACCTACTCAGTTATTGTTTCACCCAGACCTTAGACTTTATGTAAGTCCGGGAGTGGCAATGACATACATTAACGCTTTAGGAGCGCAAAACTATCAGTTTGAATCTTATGTAGGAGTTAAGCCATTAAATTATGATGGAATCCAGATTGAGGTGGCTAATGGTATGGCTAATGATGAATTAATGTTATCTCTAAACACAAACTTCTTCTTTGGAACTAACCTTAGGGGTGACATGAACGAAGCGAAAGTTTTAGACATGAGTAACTTGGACGGTTCAGATAATGTAAGAGTAGTGTACAGATTTACGGGTGGAACTCAGATAGCTATTGGTGAGGATGTAGTAACCTACAAGAAATCATAATTATTAACCTTTAAATTTAGAAGATATGCCTTGTACATTATCAAGCGGAAGATTACTTCAATGTAAAGACAAAATAGGAGGGATTAAAACGGTATTTTTAGCGAAGCATATTGACTTTACTACTGGTATTACTACAGATGCTGCGGAGGAAATAATCACTTTGCCAACAGCCACTATCTACAGATATGAGTTATCTCAAGGAGTAGGTGATTTTATTGAAACCATAACAAGCTCAGTAGAGAATGGAACGGTTTTCTGGGAGCAAGCGGTTAATATCTCTTTAATGCAATTAACAGCAGCAGATAGATTGGAGCTTCAAAATGTAGCTCAGACTAGATTAGCTTTGTTTGTCTTGGATAATAACGATAATATCTGGATGGTAGGACAGTATGATTCGGCTGAGTTAACTGCTGGAACAGCGGCTACTGGAACAGCTAAAGGAGATGCTAATGGATACACTTTAACTTTCACAGCTAGTGAGAAATTACCAGCTAGAAAATTATTACAGTACTCAGCAATACCTTTTGATAATTTTGCAGATATCTCAATTATTGCACCATATGCTTAATTAGAAAAGCGAGTTTAATTAATATCACTTTAAAAGAGGAGCTTTCAATTTGATAGTTCCTCTTTTTTTTTAAAATAGAAAGATGCTAAAAGCCAAAGTAGATAATGTTACCCTTTATGGAAAACTAGTAGATTTAAAGAACGCTTCACAAAGCACTTTAAAAACGGTTAAGAGGCTTTGTCCAAACTTAATAGGTGAGGTTAAAAAGAAACAGCCTAAAGTAGTAACAGAGGACAAATCTGAGGAGGTATAATGTTACAGCTCCAGCCAAACACTCCAGGCTATCAGACAGTCAGTTTAACGGTTAACGAAAGACTTAAAAATTGGCCTTTAAAAGCAGATACTTTAGGAGTCATATTTGTGTTAACTGACCAAATGACTCAAAAAGAGTATAAGGTTATTTGTCCAAATAGCATAATAACAGCTACAGATAGGTACTGGAACATTTCCATAAACACAGATGGATCAGAGAGTAATATTAATGGAGGAGTGGCTATTCTAAATGGTGGATATTTCACGTACCTTTGTTATGCTGTGAATAAGCTAAATATAAATTTAGATTTGGCTGATCCAAACTTTTCTCACTTTGTGGAGAGAGGACTATTATTAGTCGGAGAGGCTCAAGATTACTTTACAGAATATGACCAAACCATTCCAAATTCAGTAGCATACAATGGCTAAAAGAAGAACAATAAACAGCAAGACAATTCCTAAACCTACTGAGAACTCAGCAGTACATGGAATAGGTTTATCATCTCACTATGATACGGACTTTACAGAGTCTAGTAGTAGAGGTGGATGGGTAAACTATGGAGAGGACAATCTCTATCCAGACTTTTTAATAGGATTGGCCAGGAATAGTGCTGTTCATTCAGCTCTTATTAATGGTATTTCTGATATGATTTATGGTGAGGGATTAACTGCTGCTGATAAGGAGGAGAAACCAGACCAATGGCTGCGTTTAGGTATGTTTTTAGATACTTTGGATGAGGATGAGATAAAGAAGTGCATAAAGGACTTAAAAGTCTTTAATGGCTTCTATTTGAATGTTATCTATAGTGTAGACAGAACTACTTTTACAGAGATTTATCATGTACCATTCCAAAAGGTGAGAGCTGGAGATAATAATGAGGATGGAGTTACAGATAGTTTCTTTTATTCAGAGGACTGGGCCAACTACAGAAAGAAGGAAAACACTCCAATAGAGATAGCAGCCTTTAATCCAGAGAATAAAATGCTTTATCCAAATCAGCTCTTTGCTGTGAAAGGGTATTCAGTAGGAGATAAGACTTACCCAAAGCCAGACTATCTAGGAGCTATAAACTACATAGAGCTAGATAAAGAAATAGCTATCTATCATCTGAATAACATAAAAAATGGTTTAGCTCCAAGCTTTCTCATAAATTTTTCTAATGGGGTTCCAGGAATAGAGAAGAGAAACCAGATAAAGCAAACCATTAAAAAGGAACTAAGCGGAACGGGAAACGCTGGTAAGTTTGTTATGACCTTTTCAGATGGAAAGGACAGAGCGCCAGATATGACTCCATTTCCTTTAAGTGATGCTGATAAACAATACCAATTTTTAAGTGAAGAAGTAACTAAAAAAATTATGATTGGCCACAGAGTCACTAGTCCTATGCTCTTTGGAGTAAAGGATAGCTCTGGTTTTGGAAATAACGCAGATGAGCTAAGAACTAGCTTTGAATTATTTGAGGCCACAGTAGTCCAGCCTTATCAGCTTATAGTACTAAAGGCTTTAAATAAGCTCTTAGGAGAAGTAGGAATTAATTTAGACCTTTATTTTGAGTCTATGAAACCTATCACAATTATTAAAGAGGATGCTCCAATTTTAGAAGAGAATGAAATAAGCTCTCAGCAGAATCTAAGCTCTTGTTGTGGATCTGATAAAATGAACTTCGGTAAGGAGGTAAAGGATGAAAGTAACAAGTACATTCCAAACAAGGAGGAGGAGAATGCTGCTTTAGATTACATGAAGTCTATAGGTGAGGATAAGGTGGAGTTTGAGAAAGACTGGCTTTTGATTGATGAGGAAGAGGTAGAAGATGAGCCACAAGTGGACAATCACTACAGCAGAAACTATAGCTTTGCCATACAGAATGATCCAGATAAAAGGTCTTATTTGGATAGCGGATTCTACAGAATAAGATATAAGTATGACGGGCCAGCTCCGATTAGAACAAGTAGAAATTTCTGCATAGAGATGATTACTACTTATAAGGCTAATTTATACAGAAGAGAAGATATAACCGCTATGACTAACTCAGTTACAAATAAGCCTTTTGGAAGGTATAGCATATTTTTATGGAAAGGCTCTTATAATTGTAGACATAAGTGGAACAGAAGAACATACTTCTTAAGAAGAGTACCTAAAGGAAAGACTATAACTATACAAGGGAAGGAGTATAAAGGTGGCCAGTTCTTACCAGCGGATATAATGAAGCACTTTAAAATAATTAATCCTAATGGATTTACAGATGTTTTAGGAAGGCCTAGCTTTCCTATTGAGAATCCTACAGCCACTAATGTTAACCCTAAAGTATTAAGCTAAGAAATCATGGCATTACCACAAAGCGTTTTATTTATAGACGAAGATTATATTAAAAGATACAGTACTATTAATGGATCAGTAGATCCTACTTTCTTAGAGCCTAGACTTATTATAGCACAAGATAAATGGATTCAGCCAATATTAGGAACTAACCTTTATCAGACTATTAAAGCAGCTATCGTAGCAGATAACTTAACTACAGACCAAAAGACTCTTTTACAAGACTTCATAATGAGAGCTACTTTACACTGGGCTATCCTGGAGATATTACCTAGTATGCTCTATAAGATTAATAACGGAGCTTTGAGTACATACAGCTCAGAAGATAGCTCTCCTATTAGTAGAAGTGAGCTGGACAGATTAGTGGAGGAGCAGAGAAATAACGCTCAGTTTTATAGTGAGAGATTAATAGATTATTTATGTGCTAATAATAGCTTATTTCCAGAGTATAACACAAGAACTTCTAATGACCAAATGTGGCCAATTAAAGGAACAGTTTACTATGAGGGAGGTATGGAGATAGGATGATTAGTAAAGAGAAGAAAATAGAGAACGAAAAGAAGTTAAGACTATTCTTAAAATTAAACAAAAAAGAGAGCGATGCTGGGAAAAACACTATTTCAAAAGATTACAAGTAGTCTGATTTCAGACCATATTCTTTTGGTGAATACTGGAGCTGTGGGATTGACTTTTTCAAACGTGGAGCAGATGCTAAAAATTATTGTACTTTTCTTATCTGCTATTTACACAGCGGTAAAAATATACCAAATGTGTAATAAGAAAGAATTAGTAAAAGATGAGAAGGTAGAGAAAGAAGTAAAGAAAGCGAAACCTAACAAAAAGTAATGCAGTTAACTAAAGACTTCCAGCTTCATGAGTTTGAGTGTAAATGTGGCTGTCAAATGCCAGATTTAGTTTTTACAGAAGTAAAGAAATTAGCTAATCAATTACAGATAATTAGGTCCTTTATTCAGAGGCCTATAATTTTGACCAATGCATACAGATGTCCTACTCATAATAAAGATGTAGGAGGAGTTTTTGACAGCCAGCACTTATTAGGTAAAGCAGCAGATATAAAAGTAAAAGAATTAGACCCCACAGAACTCTACTCAGTCATAAACACACTTATACGGTATGAGTATGTGACTGAGGGAGGGATGGGATTATACAATACCTTTGTACACTATGACATAAGAGGAACTTATGCCAGGTGGGATAACAGATAAATAAAAATTCTAAAAATGGAAATTATTACAGCAAACCTTTGGGAAATTATTACAGCAGCTCTTTTGATTTTTGAGCTTATAGTAAGACTAACTCCAAGCGAGAAAGATAACTCTATCTACAACTTAGTTAAAAGGATAGTAGATGCACTCATTCCAAATAAAAAGAATGGAGGAGGAAAGCACTAAAAAGAAGTTTAGTATTAGAAACCTATTTAAAGGACAAAAGAGCCAATCTGAGGCCTTTACTATTAAAAATAACATGGGAATACTAAAAGGATCTATTTCTTTAGCTGCTGCTATCTTAGGAGTGCTAAAAGACAGAAAAGGAAAGTTAAGTAGTAAGAGAACGGTAACTGGTATTCTAGCTACTGCGGCTTTTTTAGACATGGAGCTAAAAGGAGTTAACCAGTTTAACCTTATCCTAGCAGCTCTATCTATTATTCCTATAATTTTTACTGTATTCGAGAGGGATTAAACCCTTACCCTATCTACATCTTAATGGCCTATAGTGATTATTTAGTAAAATAAATATGCTTACTTATGCTTTCTAATGTAAAATAAACTTTATATTTGCGTATAGTTTAGAAATACTGAGCTAGTATAAACCATAGAAAAGCAGACAATGCCAAATTTAGAACAATGCGTAAATGAGTTATCAGAGCTAGGTAGATTAGAGCTAGACTTTGAGATCCAGATTAAGAGGAGTAATAGATGCCTAGAGCTATGTGATACAGATGGAAGTGATAGGTGGATCAAAGAAGCTCAGAACACTTTAGACAAAATAAAAGAGTATCACTATGGAAAAGTGTGAGAATTGCAATAAGGAGCATAAAGCAGACTTTGAGCTACAGAGATGGTATAACGACTATTTCTGCTTAGAGTGTAACCTAGATCTTCCTAGAGTCTGTATGGTATGTGATAATGAGATAGAGGAGGATGAGGTAGTATGTAGTAGGTACTGCTGGGAGGAGTTTACAAGTGATTACTAATTTGATATTTGAGAAATGAACAACAAAGAAGAAATGATCCAGATAATGAAAGCCATCTGGACCAGCAGAACAGACCAACAGCTCCAAAGCTGTGAGAATATGCTCAGAAATTACTCCAATAAAGTAGAAGGAGATAATATAGGAATAACACTAATAGAGGTAGAGATTGAAAGACAAAAACTCCACTTCCAAATTTATAATTAAACAAACCAAAGAATGAAATCAGCAAGCGTAATCTGGTATTTGAATGGCACTATACAGCAAGAGCTATTTATCCATAAAAACCAAATCACCAATATTTTAAAAGGTGAATATCAGAAAATAGAACTCACTCCAGAACTCTTAACTAACCTACCAGCTAACTATCATAAGTTTGATACTATGCTAATAGGTAAAGGCTCTACTGATATAGTAAAGGACAATAACGCCAATTCACTAAAGATAAATGTAAATACGTTTATGAGCTTATCCATAACACATACTGGAGCAGCTATTTTCATGAAAAGTAAAACACTTAAAAACTTAGAAAGAAATGGGTAAAAGCAGCGAAGAATTTATAAGACTCAGCCATCAGAGCTTAGAGCAAGAACAAAGAAAGTACATAGATGATTCTTTTCACTATGCAAAAACAAGGAGCAAAGGACAGCCTAAAAGAATCCTAAAAAATAATTTAGATAAATTTTAAGATGATTAA